TCAACTGAGCGACATCTCGGCCAGGACCTCCTCGACCAGGTCACCGGCGTCGTCGCCGGGGCTGGAGCAGAGATCCTCGAGCCAGGCCTTGCGAGTCTCGATCTCGTCGCCGGACTCGTCGAAGGTCGTCACGATCACGCGCATTGCAGTGCTCTCCTGTCTGGGGTTGGTCTTCCAGCGCCCGGCGGTGACAGCCGCTTGCGGGCGTACGCATCGTTGCATGCGAATATATGGCGCATGGGAGACATAAATGCAATGAAATGCCGCATCCCACTAATCACGTTTTTGTCATTGCACAGGATGTATCGGGATGCGATAATGGGGCATGAGCAAGCCCGCCAAACGCCCCCGCGGCAGACCCCCCGCGGGCGAGGAGCCGATGAAGCAGATCGCGCTTAGGCTGCCGACCGAGATGCTGGAGGCAATCGATACGCTCCGCCATCAGCGCATGGATCGGCCGGATCGTACCGCCATGATCAGGGAGCTGCTTGCCCACGCCCTAGAGGAGCGATTGAGTAAGGACGGGCAGAAGACATGAGCGCCCTACGGATGGTGCCCCACCGTCTCGCCACGCTCGATGTGCGCAGAGTGGGGACGGCGGGTGGCCCTCACGATGGCTTCTACCGCTCGCCCGAGTGGCGCGCGGTGATTGCTACCATCAAGCGCGAGCGCGGAGCACGCTGCGAGGATCCGGAGTGTGCCACGCCTTTCGGTCCATGGCGCCGCATCATCGGCGACCACATCAGGGAGCTGAGGGACGGCGGTGCGCCGCTCGACAAGCGCAACGTGCTGCTGCGCTGCCATGCCTGCCACGTCCGCAAGACGGCGCGCGAGCGCGCACGAAGGGCCCGGAGCGCCTGAGCGCAGGTAGATGCGAGCTACCTGAAAGGCGCGACCATGCAACTCCGCGCGTCGCGATGGGCTCGCAACCCACCCCAGGGGGGATGAAATCTCTCGGCGGATCAAGGGCCTGGAGCCGCGCCGGCCTCACAAAGAGATTTTTTGCGTCCGGCGCGTTTTCCACGAACCAGCGAGTTGCCAAAGAATTCCAGTCAGGTGAGCGATGGCGAAGAAGCGAGGGCGCAAGCCGTTCCGGCCAACGGACGCGCTGCGCCGCGATGTCGAGATCTACGTTGGCGGCGGCATGTCCCAGGACGCGATCGCGCGGGCGATCGGCTGCTCCACCCCGACCCTCGTGAAGTACTTCAGCGATGAACTCGCCAATGGTGCTGCGCGCCGGCGTGCCGCTGCCCTCAAGAAGCTGGATAAGGCCGCCCGCGAGGGCAAGGTGAACGCCATCCTCAAGCTGGAGGCAATGGCTCGGATGACTGTCGCCGCCGGGTCCGCGCACAGCGCCGCGCCCGCCCCGCAACCCGCAGAGGCGTTGGGCAAGAAGGACCAGGCGAAGGTCGAGGCGGCCGTGGCCACCAGCGGCGTCGACGACGAGTGGGGCAACGATCTCAGACTCAGGACGCGCCATTGACCATGTGGGACACGTCCTGTCCCGACTGGCGCGACAGGCTGCTCTCCGGCCGGTCGTTGGTACCGGACCTCCCGCTCGATCGCGCCGCCGCCGACGAGGCGGTGCGCATGTTCCGGAGGTTGCGCGTGCCGGACGTCGCCGGCAAGCCGCGGTTTGAGCAGGCCCTGCCCTGGTGCGAGGACATCGTCGCAGCCATCTTCGGGTCGCTCGAGGGGCCAAAGCGCCACATTCAGGAGGTCTTTCTCCTGATCCCCAAGAAGAACGGGAAGTCGACATCGGCCGCCGGCATCGTGGTCATCGCTGCTCTGCTGTGCCCCCACGAGAACGCTGAGATCGTGCTCGTCGCGCCGACGCTGGAGGTCGCCGGCATATCGTTCCGCCAGGCGGTCGGCATCGTCCAGGCCGATCCGCGGCTGAGCAAGATCTTCAAAGCGATCGAGCACCGCCGGTCGCTGCAGCATCGGCTCTCGGGAGTCGCGGTCCAAATCAAGGCCGCGGACACGGACGTCATCACAGGCGGCAAGCAGTGGGTGACGCTGATCGACGAGACCCACGTCTTTGCGGCCCACGCGCGCGCCGCGCATGTGTTCACCGAGATCCGCGGCGCCCTGGCGGCCAAGCCGGACGGCTTCCTGCTGCAGATCACGACCCAGTCCAAGATCCCGCCCGCAGGCGTGTTCGAGGCAGAGCTGCAGAGCGCCCGCGACGTCCGCGACGGCAAGATCAAGCTACCGCTCCTGCCGGTGCTCTACGAGCTTCCGGAAGACCTCGTGAAGCAGGCGGCATGGAAGGAGCGCAAGTACTGGCCGCTCCTCAACCCCAACCTGGGTCGCTCGCTCGATGAGACGTTCCTGGCGAACCAGCTGGCCAGGACCGAGCGCGAGGGCATCGAGGCCCTGGCCCTCTTCGCCTCGCAGCACTTCAACGTGCAGATCGGCATCGCCCTCCGGCCCGACCGCTGGCCTGGCGCCGAGCATTGGCTCAAGAGGGCGGACCCGTCCTTGACGCTGGAGGAGGTCATCGAGCGCAGCGAGGTGGTCGTGGTCGGCATCGACGGCGGCGGCCTGGACGATCTCTTCGGGCTGGTCGTGCTCGGCCGCTCCAAGACACCGGCCCCGCGGTCGCAGGCCGCCGCCGGCGCGGAGGGCAGCAGCGCACAGTCCATCGACGCGGAGCTCCTGCGCCGACAGTGGTTCGCGTGGGGGCACGCCTGGTGCCACAAGGGCGTGCTGGAGCGCAGGCCTGCGATAGCGCCGACGCTGCTCGACTTCGAGAGGAAGGGCGAGCTCACCATCGTCGGCGACGAGCTCGGCGACATCTCGGCCATCGTCGAGATCGTGGAACGGATCAACGATCGCGGGCTGCTCGCCAGCGTGGCCGTCGACCCCGCCGGGATCGGCGAGCTCGTCGACGCTCTCGCCGGCATCGGCGTGACCCAGGAGGGCAAGCAGCTCGTCGGCGCGCCCCAGGGCTACGCCATGATGAACGCGATCAAGACTGCCGAGCGCAAGCTCGCCAACGGCACGCTCAGGCACAGCGGCAGCGGCCTCATGACCTGGTGCGTGGGCAACCTCAAGATCGAGCCGACCGCGACCGCCATCCGCGCCACCAAGCAGCACGCCGGCGACGCCAAGATCGACCTGGCGATGGCGCTCTTCGACGCCGTCACCGTGATGTCGACCAATCCACAGGCGCCGGGTGCCGGCGTCGTGATCGACAGCGATTACAGGGTGTCGCTCTAATGCGCATATCTGATTGGTTCGGCGGGCGGCCTGCGGCCAGCGATGGCGCGGCGCGGGATCCCTCGGACGATTATTGGTACAGGCCGCTGACGCGACCTGTAGCCGCCGGCGTCGCCGTCACAGTCGAGAAGGCGCTCACGTTGCCCGTCGTCTACGACTGCTGCCAGGTCCTGTCGCAGACGATCGGTGCCCTGCCGTGGGGCATCTTCGAGCGGGCCCGGGATGGTGCCAAGCAGCGGCGCGACGAGCATCCGCTCGTCGATGTGCTGGCCGACCCCAATCCCGAGACGACGGCGCAGGACCTTTTCAGCCAGATTGTGTTCGACCTCGCCAGCGAGGGCGACGCGTTCGTGGAGCTGCAGGGCGGCCCGCGCGGGCCGGTTTCAGCGCTGTGGCGGCTCGAACCCTGCCGCATGACGGTCGAGCGCTTGCCGGATCGTTCGCGCCGCTACCGGTACAGAGACGACGCCGGCCGCGAGCAGATCTTTCTCGATGACGAGATCTGGCACATCCGCGCGCTGCCCATTGCCTCTGACGGGCTGCGCGGCACCTCGCGCATCCACGTGGCGCGCGAGGAGATAGGGGCGGCTCTGGCCCTGCGGGACTATGCAGCGCGATTCTTCGCCAACGACGCGACTCCGCCGTTCGTTCTGCACCATCCCAGCCACTTCAAAGACCAGGTATCGCGCGAGAACTATCTCAAGGCGATCAAGCGCTGGTGGCGCGGCGAGCGGCAGCATTCGCCGGGCGTGCTCGAGTACGGCATCAAGATCGAGAAGGTCGGCGTCGCCAACGACGAGGCCCAGTTCCTGGAGAGCAAGAAGGAGCTCTCCTACGCCATCGCGCAGTTCTGGCGCATGCCGCCCCACAAGGTCGGACTGCTCGAGCGCGCGACCAACAACAACATCGAGCAGCAGGCGTTGGAGTTCGTAATCGACACGCTGCTGCCTTGGCTCGAGCTCATCGAGCAATCGATCCGCAAGGTTCTCATCCTCAACGATAGGCGGTTCTTCTTCGAGTTCAATGTCAGCGGCCTGCTGCGTGGCGACCTCAAGTCCCGCTATGAGGCCTATGCCCAGGGCCGCCAATGGGGGTGGCTCAGCGTTAACGAGATCCGCAAGCTCGAGAACATGAACCCGATCGCCGGCGGCGATGCCTATCTGCAGCCGCTCAACATGGCGCCGGCCGGCTCGCCGCCGCGCCAGAAGCCCGACGCCGAGATCCTCGGGCCGGACGGGCGCCCGGTCTCGAAGATCTTCGGGAGCAACATCGTGCGCATCGCCGACTATCGCCGGCCTGCCCAGGAGCTGTGCCATGCCGCATGAGATCCGCCGCGTGCTCAGGGCCTTCGCGACGCGGCCGTGGTTCATCGAGCCGCGCAAGGCGGCCGAGATCGTCGCCATGCTGCAATTGCGGGCGAGCCTCGGGCCGAGGACGGAGCGCTACCGCGCCGAGCCGGCCGGCAGGGAGCCCCTATCGCAAACGGCGGCCGGCAGCATCGCCGTGCTCAAGCTCTACGGCACCATCGTGCCGCGCATGGAGCGGCTGGAGGACGTGTCGCAGACTGCCGCCTCCCTGGTCGAGTTCGGGACCGCCTTCGATGCAGCAGCGGCCAACCCCAATACCCGGGCGATCGTCCTCGATGTGGACTCGCCCGGCGGCACGGTCGATCTCGTCCCGGAGACCGCTGCCAGGATCCGCGGCGCCAAGCGGGAGGACCGCCCGATCGTCGCCGTCGCCAATACGATCGCCGCCTCCGCCGCCTACTGGATCGCCTCCGCGGCGGACGAGCTGGTGGTGACGCCATCGGGCGAGGTCGGCTCGATCGGCGTCTACACCGTCCACGAGGACGTATCCGAGATGGTCAAGGCAATGGGCGTCAACGTGACGTTCATTGCCGAGGGACCGCGCAAGGTCGAAGGCAACCCGTTCGAGCCGCTGACGCCCGAGGCACGCAACGCGCTCGCCGGGGTCGTGCGCTACTACTACGACATGTTCGTCAAGGACGTAGCGAAGGCGCGCGGTGTGTCGACCGCCGTGGTCAGGGCCGATCCCGAGAAGACCGACAAGCACATGGGCGGCGGTCGCGTCTATCCCGCCCAGATGGCGGTCGATCTCGGCATGGCCGACAGGGTCGAGACCTTGGACGAGGTGATCGAGCGCCTGCAGGCGGGCGGCGGCTATCGCCGCAAGCGCAAGGCCGACGCCGGACGCCGGCGGCTGGCGCTGATCTGACGCAACCCAATCATCGAGTAGTACGACGGGCTCTCCGGCACCTGGCGGAGAGAACGGCGAGCATTTTCCAGCACCAGGGATGCAACGACGGAGAACGTGGATGAGCAAGAAGCTCAAGGACCTCCGGCAGCGCCAGCACGCTCTCAAGACCGAGGCAACGGCGCTGCTGGATGCAGCCGACAAGGACGGCCGCGACCTGACCGAGGTCGAGGAGAAGCGCTTCGGCGAGATCGAGGCCGAGCTGAAGGCGCTCGAGACGCAGATCGCCGCCGAGGAGCGGAGCGCGGAGCGCAGGCGCTCCATCGAGGCGATCGCCGCCGCGCCCTACCGAGCCACTGCGGTGCTCAATGAGCCCAACCCGGCAACGACCGGCGGCTTCCGCAACGTGGCCGACTTCGCCCGGGCGGTCCGCGCGGCTTGCGAGCCCGGCGGCCGCGTCGATCCGCGCCTCGTGCGCGCGACGCCGCAGCCCGGCATCCAGGCCGCCCCCGCCAACTTCCATGAGGGCGGCGGCTCCGCCGGCGAGGGCTTCGAGCTGCCGGTCCAGTATCGGGACGAGATCTGGGAGATCGTCATCAACCAGGACGATCTCGTCGCCGACGTCGACCTCGAGCCGACCAACGCGCGCCAGGTCGACTGGACGGCCGACGAGACGACGCCGTGGGGCGCCTCCGGCGTGCAGGCCTACTTCCGGGCCGAGGGCGGCAGCCAGATGGTGGCCAGCAAGCTCAGTACCAAGGGTCGCCAGCTGCCGCTGCACGAACTCTACTGCTTCGTGCTCGCCACCGAAGAGCTGCTCGAGGACGCGCCGCGCCTCAATAGCCGCCTGTCGGCGAAGTCGGCGCAGGCTATCAGCTGGAAGATCGCCGACAAGGTGATCTACGGCAGCGGCGCCGGCGAGCCCCTGGGCTGGTTCAACTCCCCGGCGTTGGTGTCCGTGGCCAAGGAGTCAGGCCAAAGCGCGGATACCATCGTCGCCCAGAACGTGCTCAAGATGTACTCGCGCCTGCTGGTGGCGCCGGGCGACAGGCCGTACTGGCTCGCCAATCGGGACACCGTCCCGCAGCTGTCGGCGATCACCATCGGTGACAAGCCCGTGTGGCTGCCGCCGAACGGGCTCATCGATGCGCCTGGCGGCTTCCTGCTCGGCTATCCCGTCAAGTGGTCGGAGCACTGCAAGACGCTCGGCGACAAGGGCGACCTGCAACTCATCTCGCCCAAGGGCTACTACGCGGCCCGGCGCACCACCGGCGTGCAGTTCGCGTCGTCCATGCATCTCTACTTCGACTACAACATCCAGGCCTTCCGCTGGACCTTCCGGTTCGGCGGCCAGCCGCACCTGTCGGCGCCGGTATCGCCCGCCAACGGCAGCAATGCCAAGTCGCACTTCGTCACGCTCGACGAGCGCGCCTGATCCGACGGCACGACAGGCCCCAAGCAATCCTCCGGGCGGAGCAATCCGCCCGGCCCCCCAACACACCTTGAGGAGCACGACCCATGTCGAAAGTTCTTCGGCCGTCCGATCGCGCGGCCATGGCCGGCATCATCGATCCCGACGCCTATGCGGCCAACACCTACACCACCGGCTGGATCAATATGGGCAAATTCGAGCGGCTCATGGCGATCATCATGGCCGGCGACCTCGGCACCAACGCCACTGTCGATGCCAAGCTGCAGCAGGCCAAAGACAGCGGCGGCACCGGCGCCAAGGACATCACCGGCAAGGCAATCACGCAGCTGACGCAGGCCGGCTCCGATGACAACAAGCAGGCCATCATCAACCTGCGGAGCGAGGAGCTCGACGTCAGCGGCGGCTTCACGCACGCGCGGCTGTCGATGACGGTCGGCACCGCGACCAGCGATGCCGGCGCCGTCGTGCTGGGCTTCGATGCGCGCTACGCGCCGGGCTCCGACAGCGACCTGGCCAGCGTCGACGAGATCGTCGGCTGACGCCGCTGGGCTGGGCGGCAATGTCCGCCCAGCCTCCCCGAGTGAACGACGGAGGGGCGCATGCGCCGGGTTCGCTTCAACGTGACGCGCGTCGTCGAGGACGCCCGCAAGGGCACCCAGGACGAGGAGCGCTATGAGGCCGGCAGGGTCTACGAGCTCAACGATGCGTCCGCGGCCCGATGGGTCAACCGCGGCGTCGCGGAGTACGCAGATGGGGGCACCGTTCCCGGCCCTCAGCCTGGCGCGCCGGCCAGCCCCGACGCGCAGACGAGTCGCGGCCCCGTGGCTCGCAGCGCGAAGCCCCGCGCCAAGCCGGCGGTCTAGCCCGTGGCCGGTCTCGACCTCGTCACGCCGGCCTCCGCCGCACTGATCGATGCGGCGGTGGCAAAGCAACAGCACATCAGGGTGGACGGCAGCGACGAGGACGCCGTCATAGATGCCTACCTGGCTGCCGCGCAGGGGCACGTCGAGACCTTTCTCCGGGCGTCACTCATCGAGACTGTATGGCGCTACCGGCTCGATGGCGGCTTCCCGCGCGAGATCCGGCTCCCGATCGGGCCGGTCCTGACCACGACGGGCCTCGAAGTCAGGTACGTCGACGACGCCGGGGTCGAGCAGGTCCTGGATAGCAGCGTCTACCAGGTCTCGCTGGGCGAGACGGGCATCATCCGCGCGGCCTTCAGCCAGGTCTGGCCCGCCGTCAGGCCGCAGATGGACGCCGTCAAGATCACCTTCAGGGCCGGCTGGCCGGCGGCCGAACAGGTGCCCGCTGCCATCAAGGCAGCAGTTTTGCTTGTCCTCGGCGACCTTTACGAGAACCGCGAGGCCAGCATCGCCGGCAGCATGACGGAGCTGCCGACCGGCGCCAAGAACCTGCTGATGCCCTACGTCCGGCACGACTGACCCCAAGCGAGAAAGGATCCCATCCATGACCCTCAAGACCAGCCTGCGCTCCACCATCGCCTATGACCTGGTCGGCTCCCCCGACCTCGGCAGCACCCGCAGCCAGTTCGCCGGTCACGCGGACACCTTGCTCGCCGACGGCACTGGCACCGATCAGGCCGACCGCATCTTCGCCGACAAGCGCACGCTCAATGCCTCCGCCAGCGAGGACCTCGATCTCGCCGGCGGCGGGCTCACCGATCCTCATGGCGCGGCCGTGACCTTCGCCAAGATCAAGGCGATTTGCGTCCGCGCATCGAAGAACAACACCAACAACGTCGTGGTCGGTGGCGCCGCCTCCAACGCCTTCCAGGGTCCCTTTGGCAACGCCGACGACGTCATCTCGGTCTCGCCGGGCGGCGCCTACATGATCACCGCGCCGAAGGCGGGATGGACAGTCACCGCCGGCACCGGCGACCTGCTCAAGATCGCCAACTCCGGCGGCGGCTCCTCGGTCGAGTACGAGATCGAGATCGTGGGGACGTCCGCCTGATGCCCCCCGGCGGCGCCGGCGACCTCGACCGCAGGGTCACCATCCTGCGCGCCACGACGACCCGGAACGAGTTCAACGAGCCGATCCAGTCGTTCGTGGCGCTCGCCACGGTCTGGGCCAACGTGCGGGACGCCAGCGCTGCGGAGGCCTACCGCGCTCAGGAGGTCGGCGCCGAGATCTCCACGCGCTTTACCATCCGCTGGTCGTCGCAAGTGGCCGACGTCGATGCCCGCGACCGCATCCGCTACGGCGGCCGCGACTACAACGTCACCGCCGTGCGCGATCTCGGCCGTCACCAGTGGCGGGAGATCGATGCGGTGGCGCGGGGCGAGTCCGGCCATGAGCTGAGCGAGGGCGCCGCATGAAGGTCACGGTGAAAGTCGAAGGGCTCAGGGAGCTGCGGGCCGCCCTGCAGCAGTTGTCGCAGGCGACCCAGAAGAACGTGCTGCTGCGTGTGCTCAAGCGGCGCGCCGAGCCCGTCGCGGAGCGGGCAAGGCAGCTGGTACCGGTGCGCGTCGGCACGCTCCGCCAGTCGATCATGGTGACCACCCGGGCGCGCGGCGCGAAGCCCGCCCAGGTGGCGTTTGCGGCGGCCATGCGAGCCGGCGCAACCCGGGAGGAAGCGGGAGCGGCGGCGCGCGCGGCCAATCGCAACAACCCAGCGGCGGGGATGGCGGAGGTCTTCGTCGCTTCGACCAATCGGCGCTACTCGCACATGGTCGAGTTCGGGACCGAGAACATGGCGGCCCAGCCCTACCTCAGGCCGGCCTGGGACGCGCTCAAACAGCAGGTGCTCGACGGCATCGCCGCCGACATTAAGGCCGAGATCGACAAAGCCGTCGCGCGGGTGGCCAGGAAGCGGGCCGGAAGGCGATGATCGAGGCGGCGGTCATCGCCCATCTGCTGGCCGATGCCGGCGTTGAAGCGCTCGTGGAGGATCGCGTCTTCCCGGTCTCGCTGCCGCAGGGAGCCCGGCTCCCATCGGTCGTCGTTGCCCGGGTCGACGGCGCTCCCCTGCTCGCCGACGACGGCCCGTCAGGCCTCTCCAATCCGCGCCTGCAGATCGACTGCTGGGGATCGAGCTACGCCTCGGCCAAGGCGCTGGCGCGGGCGGTGACGAGCTCGCTCAACGCCTACTCCGGCGACATGGCCGGCCTCGACGTGCCGCATGTCGAGCTCGAGGCCGAGCGCGACATGCCGCGCGAAGGCGGCAGCAACCAAAGCGAGTACCGCTACCGCGTCTCGCTCGATTTCCTGGTCTGGCACACGAACTGAGGAGCACAGAGCATGGCAGCACAGCATGGCACCGTCGGGCGCCTGATCCGCGTCTACGCCGGCGACGTCGGCGGCACCCTCGAGGAGGTTGCCGGATGTCAGGAGAAGTCGTTCACGTTCGGGACGGAGCCGATCGACGTGACGGCCGACGAGGACGACGGCTGGCGCCGGCTGCTCGACACGCCGGCGATGCAGCAGGTCGACCTGTCGATCTCCGGCATCCTGCGCTCGGACAAGATCAAGCGGTGGGTCTTCGACCGCGACGTGATCAAGGACTTCGAGTTCCGCAACACGAAGGACGGCTCCAAGGTCGCCGGCACCTTCGTGATCGCAAGCTACGAGGAAGGGGCCACCTACAACGACAAGGTGACGTTCAGCCTGTCGCTGCAGTCCGACGGCCCTGTCAGCTACACGCCGGGACCGTGAGCTGCGGTTCGGGATGACGCTGTCCGCTTAGCCAGGAGCCGCGCAGGTGCCCGAGATCGGTGCTCTATATATCCGCCTGGCTGCGAACCTAGCGGAGTTTCACGACGGCCTGCAGGCGGTCGACAAACGGCTGGCGAGGCTCGCCAATAGCGTCGGCGCCTTTGCCAGCCGCTTCGCGCCGGTCGGCGCCGCAGCCGGTGTGGTTGCGGCAGCGTTCGGCGCCCTGACGCGGCAGGCCATCGAGCAGGCAGACGCGCTGGGCAAGCTGGCTCAGGAGAGCGGCATCTCGGTCGAGCAACTCTCTCGGCTCACCTACGCGGCCGAGCTCTCGGGCGGCTCGGCCGAGACGCTGGGCAAGTCGCTCGTCCACCTGGTGCGCGCGATCCAGGAGTCCAAGACCCCGACCTCCGACGCCGCGCGTGCCTTCGCGGCGCTCGGCATCAGTGCGTTCGACGCCAGCGGCAAGGCTCGCGACATAGCCACGATCTTCAATGAGATCGCCGACAAGTTCGCGGCGTCCGAGAACGGTGCAAACAAGACAGCTATTGCGCTGGCGCTGCTCGGCCGGGAAGGCGCGAAGTCGATTCCTCTGCTCAACCAAGGCGCCGCAGGTTTGCAGGCCCTTGGCGAGGAGGCCGACCGTCTCGGGCGCACGGTGTCCACCAAGACGGCCGCCGAAGCGGAGCGCTTCAACGATGCACTGCGCGCGATCGGCGCCGCCGGCCAGGGACTGGCGACGCGGGTTTCCGGTGAGATCTTGCCGTCCCTCAACCTCCTCGCCGGCGGGCTCAAGGGGATGGCGGAGGAAGGCGCCAAGTCGGAAAGCGTCGTTCGGTTTCTTGGCGACCGCATGAACGACCTCGCGCGGATTGGCGCCGCCGTTGCCGCGACGATCGAGATCGTGACCAAGCAGCTGCGAGGCAATTGGGAGGAGGCGGAGAAGGCGCGCGAGAAGTGGCTCGATATCGCCGAGCAGATGCGGGTGTCGCGCTGGGCCGATCCGGTTGGCGATCTCAAGCCGCTGCAGCTGCTGCAGGGTGAGCTCGGCAAGACCGAGATGAAGGCGATGGCGACGGCCGAACAGGTCAAGCGCGCCCAGGACGAGTTCGGCCGCAAGCTCCTCGAGAGCGCGGTGATGGCCAGCCCCCTGATCCAGAGCCTCACCGATCTCCGCAACATCCAAGACCTGCTCATGAAGGATCAGCTCGCCTACGCGAACATGGCCGAGCCGACGATGCAGACGATCAAGGCAGCCCTCGATGCGGGCAAGATCAGCTGGGAGCAATATCGCCAGGTCGCCAGCGACGCCCTCAACATTCAGCGCCAGTTCAGGCTCGACGAGTTCGAGGCCGCGATGTCGCGCGCGAACATGTCGATGCAGGAAAGGATGGCAGTGGCCCGGGCCGCTCTCGACGACGGCGTGATCTCGTTCCGCACCTACGGGAAGACAGTAAACGACATCGAAAAGCAGAACCGCGACGCCATGCTGTCGACGGCATCGGTGCTGGCGTCGACGCTGACGACAGCGTTCCAGAAGAACAAGGGCGCGGCGATCGCCGCGGCGCTGCTCAACACAGCGGTCGGAGTCACCCGGGCATTCTCCGACCCCTCTCTCTTCTATCCCCTGAATTGGATCCAGGCCGGGCTGATCGCCGCGGCGGGCGTCGCACAGATCGCGCAGATCAGGAGCACGACGCTGGAAGGCGGCGGCGGGGCGGCGATGCCGGCGGCGACCAGCGGCGGGTCCGGAGCGGCCGCCGACGGCTCGGCATCGCCGCAGCGCACCCAACGCGAGCTCATCGTCAGCGGGATCGACCCGAGCCACCTCTATCGCGGGTCGGCGGTGATCGATCTGCTGGGCGCGATCAACGCTGCCGTCAGGGACGGCCACGTGCTGATCTCGACCAGGACGCAAGGGCCATGACCGGGGGGCGCGCGCTCGCCGCCATAGCTGCTGTCTGTCGCGCCTACCTGGGCTGTCCGGTAGCGCGGCACGACCCGGTATTGGCCGGGCGCGCCAAGGTGGTTGTGGTGCTCGAGCGACTGATCGTGCGCCGCCGGTTGCAGCTGGAACGCCTCGGCGCCTGCCAGCCACACGAGAGGCCAGCTCTTGAGGCGGCGATGCCGGCGCTCGACGCCGCAATCGAGCGCGCCGGCGATCGGCTGCTCGCGTTCGCTGCGGCTGTTGAGGGCAACAACAAGAGGCATTGATTGCAGATGTTCGAACCTTACGAGCTGCGCTGGCGGGGCACGACCTACCAGATCCCCGCAAACCGGATGCTCGGCGCCATTGCCTCGGCCGAGGAGGTCATCACGCTCGCCGAGCTGGCCCGGGCGATGCAGCAGAGCGCGCCGCCCCTGACGCGCATCGCCAGGGCCTACGGCGCGGTGCTGCGCTACGCCGGCGCCAAAGTCACAGACGAGGAGGTCTACATCGGCATGTTCGAGGACCCCGGCGCCGACGTGCTCGCCGCGGCCTCCGGCCTGCTCGCGCTGATGGTGCCCCCGAACGCCGCGGAGAGGGCGCAGCGCAAGGGAGGCGAGGGCCCTTTTGCGAGGGGGCCGGCGGACCCGCTGGCCGCGGCCGCCCTCCACGAGGCGCAGGCCGGCGGATGGGCATCGTCGCCGCAGGCTACGCGGCCATCGTCGCCCGCGGCCGCTGGCTCACGCCCGAGGCCTTCTGGCGCCTGACCCCAGCCGAGTTCTGGTGGTGGATGGACGCCAACCGCCAGGCCCGCATCTTCGGCAAGGGCCGGACCGCGTTCGACGAGGAGCAGGCGGGGGAACTCTACGATGCGATGTTCGGCGAGGAGCAAGCGCAGGTCTGACGCGCAGCCGGCGGCGGCATCGCGCCGCGTCCGTGGCGGCCACGTGCTGATCTCGACCAGGACGCAGCCGGCATGATCATCCTGTCGCCGTCGCTGGTCGCGCAGCTCGGCGCCGACCCGAACGTCAACAATCCCGTGATCGGCTACCGCAACCTCGTCACCACGGCGAACATCACCGCGACCACACAGGCCGAGGGCTTCCCGGCCACCAACCTCGCCAATCCCGCCACCGACCTCTTGTGGGTGGCCGATCCCTCCGGCGACGAGTACCTGACCGTCGCCATCGCCGACTCCGATCCCGTCGACTACGTCGGCATCGCCAGGCACAACCTCGGCTCGGCGCAGATCCCGGTAAGCATCGAGGGCGACGACGGGAGCGGCTGGTCGGAGCTCGTCGGCGAGACGCTGCTCGCCGACGACAAGCCGGTGATCTTCCGCTGGGAGCCGCAGTCGCTCGCGGGCGTGCGCGTGCGCATGCAGGAGGGCAGCGCGCCGCCCGAAGCAGCCGTGCTCTACGTCGGCCGGCTGCTGGTGATCCCGAGGCGCATCTACGTCGGTCATACGCCCATGCCCTACGGGCGCGAGGTCACCGTCATCAACGGCGTCAGCGAAAGCGGCAACTTCCTCGGCCGCATCGTCGTCGGCGAGACCCGCAGCACCTCGGTCTCCCTCAAGAACCTCGACCCGGCCTGGTACCGCCAGCACATGGACCCGTTCGTGGCGGCCGGCGCCGAGAGCCCCTTCTTCTGGGCCTGGCGCCCCGGCACCTACCCCTACGAGACCGGCTTCGGCTGGTTCCCGGGGGGCGTGCCGCGGCCGACCAATGATCGCCCCAACGGCATGATGGCGATCGACTTCGACCTGCGGGGCGTCGCATGAAGGCCCTCGTCTACATCGAGGTAGACGTCCCCTACTGCGCCCTCGACTATGGCGTCCTGCCCTGCCAGGCCGTGCTCGATTACGCCGGCTATCGGCCAGCGCCCGTCCGCTTCGACGGCATCGGGGACTATCTCACCCGCGGGGCCGGGCTCACCGGCGCGGCCGACGGCAAGACCTTCACGCTGAGCTTCTGGATCAGGCTACAGGCGCTGCCCGGCTCCGCTGCGCAGATCTTCTGCGGCGCCACCACGGTCGGCGGCGCGACCCTCCGCTTCCGGGCCACGCTTGGGTCGGTCGGCAAGGTGCGCATCGTCGCCGCCGACGCCGCCGGCGCGACCGTGCTCGACATCGAGTCCGGCGCGCTCACGATCGGGCGCTGGGCCCACATCCTGTGCTCGGTCGACCTCGCCGACACCGCCAAGCGGTGGCTCTATCGCGACGACCTCTCGGATCTCGCGACCGTGACGACCTACACCAACGCCAACATCGACCTCACGCTGGCGGACTGGGCGGTCGGCGCCGACCCCGGCGGGGGCAACAAGCTCGACGCCGATCTTGCCGACCTGTGGTTCAACCCGGGCACCTATCTCGACCTGTCGGTCACAGGCAACCGCCGCCTGTTCATCGATGCCGCCGGCCGTCCTGTCGACCTCGGCGCCAACGGCGCCACCCCGACCGGCTCGGCGCCTGAGGTGTTCCTGGCCGGCGCCCTGCCGGGCTGGATCGAGAACAAGGGCACAGGTGGCGGGTTCACCGAGCAGGGCGCGCTCGACCCCTCGCTCTTCACCACCGGCCCGATCAAGTGCTTCAACTCGCTGGGCACCTGCCAGGACCTGGCCAACTTCGACGAGGTGACCCAGACCTACCGCTTCGCGATCGACACCGGCTATCTGCCTGCCGATATCCCGGCGATCCCGATCGTCACCGGCGTCCAGCTCAACGCCGGCACCATGAGCCTCGGCAAGGACCTCGGCACGCGCTCCTCGCTCACGGTGACCTTCCGCGACCGGCCCCATAGCGACACCGGCCCTGGCTTCGACAAGTACCTCGCCGACCGGCCCTACGACCCGTTCAAGCAGGGGACGTTCTGGGGCAAGTGGCGGGCGCGGCATCCCTTCCTGCAGGGCCGGCCGATCCGGGTCATTCGCGGGCTGCTCGGCCAGGCGCTGGGGGACATGGACGTCCGCCACTATGTGGTCGAGAGCTTCCAGGCCGCGGCCGACGGCACCTATACGCTGACCGCCAAGGACGTCCTCAAGCTCGCCGACGGCGACCGCGCCCAGGCCCCGGTGCTGAGCAACGGCTATCTGGCCGCCAACATCACGGCCGCGGCGACCTCGGCCACTCTGTCGCCCACCGGCATCGGCAATGCCGAGTATCCGGCCTCGGGTCTCGTCGCCATCGGCGGCCGCGAGATCTGCGCCTTCACGCGCGCGGGCGATGCCCTCACCCTGACCCGCGCGCAGAAGGGCACGACGGCCATCGCCCACCAGGCCGAGGACCGTGTGCAGGTCTGCCTGGAGTTCAACGCCGAGAAGCCCTCGCAGATCATCCGCGACCTCCTGGTCGACTTCGCCGGCGTCGACGAGGCGTTCATCCCGATCCACGACTGGGATCAGGAGGTCGACACCTATCTGCAGCGCCTCTACACGGCGGTGATCGCCGAGCCGACCTCGGTCAACCAGCTCGTGTCCGAGGTCATAGAGCAGGCCGGCCTGGCGCTCGGCTGGGACGATGCCGCGCAGACCATCCGGCTGCAGGTGCTGCGGCAGATCACGACGGATGCCCGGCTGTTCGACGAGCGGACGTGGATGGAGGGCACGTTCAACAAGGCGGAGCAGCCCGACACCCGGGTGTCGCAGGTGTGGACCTACTTCGGCCAGATCAACCCGCTCGAGAAGCGGGACGACCCCGCCAACTACCGCTCCACCGCGATATCGCAGGACCCCAACGCGGCCTTCATCGACCAGCCGGCGGCCATCCGCAAGATCTACTCGCGCTGGATTCCCGCTCTCGGCCGCAGCACCGCGCTGCGGCTCAACGACATCATCCTCGGCCGGTTCTCGACGCCGCCGCGCAAGTTCCGGTTCGATTTGTTCCGGCCGGGACGGGAGGCCGTCGTGCTGGGTGGCGGCTACCGCCTCGAGCATGCCACCATCCAGGACGCCACCGGCGCGCGCGCCAATCTGCCGATCCAGGTGGTGCGCCTGAACCCGTCCTCGGACCGCTACCAGGTCGAGGCCGAGGAGGCGAACTGGCTGCCGTTCGATGACGCGTTCCTGACGACCCGCACGATCGTCATCGGCACGGGCACCAACAACTTCAACCTGCGCACCGCGCACGACTCGCTGTTCCCGGCGCCAACTGCCCAGGACGTCGCCGCCGGAGTCGAGGTGCTGTGCATCATCAACAGCGGAGTCACCGTCGGCGCGACCAGCACGACCGTGCGCGCGTTCGATGTCGGCAGCTGGCCTACGGGCATGCCGATCACCATCCGCAACAACGGCCGCATCCAGGGCAGGGGCGGCAACGGTGGTGCGGGCGGGCTCTATCCCAATAGGGGCGGCAACGGCGGCGTCGGCGGCAAGGCGCTCTACACGCGCCACCCCATCACGCTCGAGAACGCTGGCACCATTTATGGCGGTGGCGGTGGTGGCGGTGGTGGCGGGGCCGACTTCGATCAAGGCTTATACAGTCACGCTGGCGGCGGTGGCGGTGGTGGTGCTGGAACCAATCCCGGCACGGGCGGAGCAGGCGGGTCAGGCACTGTCGCCGGCGCGGTTGTCGTACCGGGCCTGCCCGGCTCTGCAGGCACCGCAAACGCGGGCGGACAGGGGGGGCAGGGCGGCGGAAGTGGTCATCCTAGCGGCGCGTATACCGCCGGCGGCAATGGTGGCGGTCCAGGGCAGGCCGGACAGAATGGTCAGCCCGGAGAGAGCGGCAAATTTCCTACGCCAGGCGGCACCGGCGGCCAGCCGGGCGCCGCGATCGACGGCGTGAGCTTCTGCACCATCACGGTCCCCGGCACACGCGCCGGCCCGGAGATCAACTGACATGACCATCTACGCACGGTGGGAAGGCGTCCTCCAGGACGACGAGGGCAACCTGCTGCTCGGAGCGCAGGTCGAGGTGCGCCGGGAGACCCCGGGCGCACCGCTCGCGACGCTCTACGCCGACCGCAGCGGCGCCACGCCCCTCTCCAATCCGTTCGTCTCCACCGATGGCAAGCCGGCGTTCCACGTCGCCGGCGGCGCCTACAAGATCACCGCAACCCTCGGGGCGTTCCAGGTCGTCAGGCGCTACGTCCCGATCGGACTCGCCGCCGAGTCCGACGGGGTCCGCTACATCGGCGCCTCCGCGACCAGCGTGGCGATCGGCACCGGCAGCAAGACCTTCGCGGGGGTGGCCGGGGTCAGCTACACCGCCGGGCAGCGCGTCATCAGCGTCTCGGATGCCGACGAGGCCAATTACATGCAGGGCGTCGTCACCTCCTATGACGGCGACGAGCTCGTCGTCGACGTCGATGTGACCGGGGGCTCGGGGACGTACGCGGACTGGACCATCAACCTCGCGCCAGGCGCGGACGGTGTTGACGGAGTATCCGCCGGCTACCTCTTCAAGTTCGACAGCGCGACGAGCATGGCGGACCCGGGCGCAGGCGACATCCGCCTCAACCATGCGACCCTGTCCAGCGTCACGGCCGCAGCGATCTCGGACCTGTCCGCTGCGGTCGGCAACCCGGACGTGTCGGCGGCGATCCTGGCATGGGACGACAGCACCAATCCGGTGCGCGGCACGCTCATCATCAAGAAGAAGGGCGCCCCGCAGAACATCGCGATCTACAACGTCGTGGGCGCCTCCACCGACAACAGTGGATGGACGCAGCTCGCATTGTCCCACGTGGCGAGCGCGGGCTCGTTCGCGAACGGCAATGAGCTCACCATTGAGTTCTCTCGAGCCGGAGATCAGCCGCCGGCGAACCTGCCGCGCTCCTATCTCGCCGGCCTCGGGCTTGCCAACAACGCCACCGATCCGACCAACGACGTCGACATCGCCCCCGGCGCCGCACGCGACAGCACCGACGCCGCGAACATCGTGCTCGCTGCGACGCTCACGAAGCAGCTTGATGCATCGTGGGCCGTCGGCAGCAACCAGGGTGGCCTCGACGGCACGGAGAGCGTGGCGGGCACCCCGGACGTCTCCACCTGGTACCATGTGTGGCTCATCAAGCGTTCCGACACGGGCGTGGTGGACGTGCTCTTCTCCGAGAGCGCGACCTCGCCCAGCATGCCGGCCAACTACGATCTCAAGCGGCGCATCGGCGCGGTCTACAACGATGCCGCGGGCAACATCCTGGCGTTCACCCAGGTCGGCGACGACGTGTGGTGGACCACCGCCGTGCTGGACTTCAACACCACGATCGGCAACGCGCGCGAGCTCGTCACGGTGACGGCGCCGCCGGGCACGAAGGCGAACGTGCGCGCGTTCGCCTCCCATGGCACGTCGGCCAACGTGCTCCTGCAGCCCACCACCGAGACGGATGCGGCACCGAGCGCGTCGGCGCCGCCGGGAGTGTCCTTGCGGGCGGTCACGGCGGACGTGGGGGCATTCGTGGTGCCGACGGATGCCTCCGGCCGGATCGCGGTGCGCGCCTCGGCGGCCACCACCACGCTACGCATCTGGACCGTTGGCTACACCGACCGCAGGGGCAGGGACGCCTGAGCCTGGCGCAGCCGGCGCCGGCGGGCGCCCGCGGTGCTCACGCTCCTCGCCGTTGTGGCGGGGATCCTCGCGGGCGCGATCGGCGGCGCTGCGCTCCTCGCCTTCCTCCTGATCCGCGAGCTCCTTCCGCGGGCGTCCGGCGGCGCCTGCCAGCCAATCGGAGCACCCATGACCGAGCCTTGGCCTGCGGCCCAGGGGCGCTTCCAGCGGTGCCTGGCCGAGGTCCTCGACATCGAGGGCGGCTACTCCAACCGGCCCCTCAGGGCCGATCCCGGCGGTGCCACCATGTGCGGCGTGACCTGGCGCACCTACAACGATTACCGCGCCTCGCGCGGCCTGCCCCCGCGCGACGTGCGCCAGATCGAGCGCCACGAGATCCTCGACATCTATTGGGGCCAGTACTGGACCCCGGCGGGCTGCGAGCACATGCCCGCCGGCCTCGACCTCGCCGTCTTCGACTTCGCCGTCAACTCCGGGCCGGTGACGGCGATGAAGCACCTGCAGCGTGCGCTCGGCGTCCACGCCGACGGGCATTTCGGCTACGAGACCGCCGGCGCCATCCGCAGCGCCTTCCTGCCCAACCTGATCCGGCGCTACCTCGCCGAGCGCCGGCGGTTCGGGCGCAGCCTCCGCAACTACCCCCAGAACCCCGGCTGGGAGCGGCGCTGGGACCGCATCGAGCGGCGCGCCCTCGAGGACGCCGGCGCTCAGCAGTGGGCGGCCGCGGTCACCTTCGAGCCGCCGCCTGCCGATCCCGACGCCCGCAGCGCCGAGCAGGGGCGCGCCGAGCCCCACGATCCCATCCCGCCCTGGAAGACCGAGATCACCCTCGGCGGCGGCGGCACGTTCGGCGTCGGCAACGCCATCAGCAACGCCTTCAACCGCATGTTCATGCAAGGGCAGGTCTCGGCCCGGGCGTTCGTCATGGCGCTGCTCGGCGACCCGCTGTTCTGGGTCGGGGTGATCGCCGTCGCCGGCGGCGTCTACACCTTCCTCTGGCGCAGGGCCCACCGCTGATGGGCGCGCTCATCTCCGCCTGGCTTGGCCAGCGCCTCGCCGGCCCGGCCGCCCAGGCCATCGCCGTGGCGGCCGCCGCCACAGTCGCGATCGGCGCCGTCCTCCTGGGCCTGTGGTGGCTGCGCGAGGATGCCCGGGGCGACGCCCGGGCGGCATGCAACGCGGCATGGGAGCAGCGGCTCGCCAGCGCCCGCACCCAGGCCGCGGCGCTCCGCCAGGCGCGGCAGCGCCGCTCCGAGGAGATCGCGGCGGCGCGCGCCAGGGAGCTCGCCGCGGAGCGCGACCGCGCGCTCGAGCGCGCTGCCCAGGTGGAGCGCGAGCTCGCCGCCCGGCCGCGGACGCTCTGCTACCCGCGATCTATCCTGAGGAGGCTCGACGATTGACCGCGCGACCTGCTCCCCTCGTCTGCCGGGCTTTCGGGCGTTCGGCCCTCGCCCTCGGCGCGCTGCTGTCTGGCTGCGCGCGCGAGCCGGCGCCGGCGTTCGTCACCGAGACCCATCCGGTGATCCCGGCCGAGTGCGACACCCAGAGGACTCCACCGGCCAAGGAGCCTAAGATCGCCGGCCTCGCCGACCTGCCCGACGGCGCCTCCGACGCGGTGGCCGTGCGTGACCGCATGGCGCTCAAGCGCGCCCTGCGCGAGGAGGTCGCCAAGCGGGCGACCTGCTCGGCCAGGCTCAAGGCGCTGTTCCCGGAGGCGAAGCCATGAGCTGGGAGACCCTGAAGCCGGCTCTGTCGGCGGCCCTGCTCGCCGCCGCCTCGGCCCTGGCCGGCGCCGGCGGCACCTACCTCGCCACGGCGCCCGCCAAGCCGGCCGGCCCGACCGCGACGATGCAACAGGCGGTGCACCAGCTCGTCCTCGTCGAGGGCATGACGGGGCTCTGCCTGCGGATCGAGCGCACGAAGTAG